TTCCGAATAGGAAAATAATATCTCTGGCAACAGTGTTCAGACATTCCCAGAAGGGATGGAAATCTGCATGTGAGATTGTAGATAGTCGAGTATCAGAAAAAATTCTGGAGAAGAATGTTGATAAGAAAGTTCGTGAAATAGAGAACACAACATCAATTCTCGAACAAGCTAGTCACAAGAGTCTCGAGCTGTTGTTGGACAAATTAAAATCAATTACAATAACAGACAAGGTAGCAGACTTGGTTGGCTTGAATAAGATTGCAGTGGAGAGTTTGAAATTAAAAAATACATTGGAGGGCAATCCAAGTTCAATCTCTGGACACATTAGCTATGACCCCTCAAATGTCGAGGCCCTCAAAAATCATATTCAAGAATTGTATCAGTCAATTAATGTTGACTTAGTAAAACGACAACAAGAAAAAAATCTGGAAGAATTTGAAACAAGAAAAAAGAAATTGAATTAATGAAAACTCTCAATGCAGAAGAGTTGAACAAATTGGTTTCATATTTGTCACAGCAAAAGTATGCAGAAGTTTTTCAACTCATGGCGTTCCTCCTAGCACCGGATAAAAAACAAGAAGAGAAAAAACCAGATGAAAAAAAAAATGACAAGAGTGGATAGGAAGAAAGACATACATAAATACTGCAAGTGTAATTGCGAACCACGATGTTGCACACTTGAGTCAATAGACATTGACGTAGAGGATTGCTCCAGTGTTCTGTCCAATTGCACAGGAGAAAATTGTCGGCAACATGAGAGGGTGGTAGAGTTCGACCCAGAGTTCAGTCTGACGATACACTAGATGGCGACATACAAGACATACAAAGAGTTCGTGGAATTGTACGACAAGAAATCGGCAGAGGAATACATCCGGATGAAGACTTGCTCCACAGAGGGATGCAAGGAGACCAACTGCTCCTTCATCGATTTCAGCAACAAGCTCGACATCAAGTTCTACTGCACAGAGCATTGGAGAGACAGGGACAAGGTAAGAGACATGGAGAACGTACAATCACTAGCCAGACACACTTAGAGGCTTTGTGTGATGAGATATGAGGGTTTAAAGACCACTGTTTTATCGACAACTCGACAGCAGAATTATTTCAAGGATTGCTCTCAACAACTTAGGATATTAGATGGATATGTGATTGGACATTGCGATGTGCATTAATATGCCATGGCTCGTAGCCAATGTGAGTGATGTACAAAGACTATTACGACACCATATATAGATTTATTCCCTTCTAATTTAAGTGCTGAGGGGCGTAATGGCAGAATACAGCCATTGTCTACTTGTTATAACAAACAATTATAGGAATAATCAGCAGAGAACTATCATCAACATTGAAATGAACGTAATTGTGGGTAAGGTAACATCCATACGCAGGTAATGGATTTATTCGACCCCCCACCCCCCATTTTGTCCGAACACTTTAACATCCATATAGTGCCAACCGACATACCATAGTAGCAATA